CCCTAGAGGTGAATTAGGTCAGTCATCTGGTGAGGCAGAATTATTTATGCTTGTAGAACATATGGCAGGTTTGATTGAATCTATGGATGAAGAACTAAAAGGTATGAGAAATAATAAAATTAATATAGATTTTTTAAAAGAACAAGTTGGAAAACTACAAGTAGATGTAGAAAAATTAATTAGAAACGGGAATGGTCACTAATGATTGAAATGGTTTTTGCTTTATTATTAATACAAGATCATAAAATTATAGAGCATCGTATAAAAGATTCACTAAGCGATTGTTTAAAATCAAAACGTTATGCTATGAAAGACAGAAGCCCTGAAGGTAGAGTAGTATTTAAATGCATACAGTCTAAGGCAAACATAGAAATATATATGGGAGAGAAAAAAATAACCTCTTTAATATTAGAATGATTTGGTTATTAACTTTTATTGTAGGAATATTATATGCGTATTATAGTGTTGATAGGTTTGCTAATAGCATCAACCCTTACAACTTTAGCAGAAGAGATAACAACAGGTAATCTATTACCTAATGTGGGTAATAGTGCATCTAACGCACAGAGTGTAGATAATAGTATACCTAGTATAGGTAATGATTTTAATCAATTTACATCTAGCAATGCAACAGATTTTACAAGTGAAGTAGAGGTTACAGGTACTGGTACACTATCTTATAATGGTACATTAATTGATATTACAACTGGTGAGGATACTACTACACAACAAAAATTAGATAATGGTATAACATTACAAGGTAATACTGTTGTACAAAACTGTGAATGGTCACAATCATCTTATGCATGTGGTAATAGAGGTTCTGGTCGAGATAGTTATAGTACTAAAATACAGGTATTAGATAGCGATGGATCTGTATTATCAGAAACTAATCAGATAAGAAATAATGACGCAGGTTATAATTCAAGTGCATTTAAATATACTGATACAGTAATCTATAATGATACAGGTGCTAATAGATTTAATTGGCAATGGACAGGTATAGATGGTCAAGCAAATCCAGGTAATTTAGGTGGTCCGAATTTATTAGGTGCTAATTTATTTATGACATATGATAATAGTATATTAGATGAGAGTGTCACAGAAGAATTAAATAATGTAACAGAAAACTTGACAAATGTTTTATCTGAGGTTATAATAGAGAAAGAAGAAGTAAAAATAAAAGCAACACCAAGTTTAACTGTAACATCTGCACCTACTACAAAGGCAGCCCCTACTATGAATACAGCACCAGTTGCTACACAAAAAACTACTACAACATCTAAGGTAACACAGAAAACAACTACTACTACACCCTCTAACAATGCTAAATCTACTACTAATACATCGTCTACAGGAAACACAAAAGCTAAACCTAGTGAATCTAAAAAGGAAAACTCTAAAGAATCCAATAGCAAAGTTGCTAAAAATGCCACTACTAAGAAAGAGAGTAGTACCAAACAAAAAAGTGTACAATCGAAAGAAAGCAGCACAGGAGAAAATAAGACAGAGTTATCATCAGGATCTGTAGATATGCAGATGGCTAAAGTAGATAGTGATATAAAAGATATTGGTAAAAATTTAGAAATAAAAAATATTATAAAATTAAAAGCTATGGTTAATAATGAAATGATCACAGCTTATAATGTACCCTTCTATAAAGGCAAAGATATATATGTAGATCAATTAGATATATTTGATAAACCTATATATCAAGATGTTAATTTAGGACAATATATATTAAGTGATCCTGTAATTAAATCTAAAATAAAACTAATAAATATAAAAGATAAAAAACAAAAACTATTAAGGGAACTAGAGGTATTAAAAAATGGGTAAACTAAAAGATCAACTTGCAGGTGTAGCCGCATTGATTGCAGCAATAGTTGCAATAGGTGGTGGATTTGTAAAGTATGGTGAGATAACAACTAAACTTGCAGAAATAGAAAGTAGAGAATCAAAAGATTATTCATCGCAGATAGCTGTACTTGAACAGAAAGTTTTAGCTTTAGAAAGCAAAAAAGAAATAGATGTATCTGGTTTAAAAACTAATATTAAAGTAAATGCTACTGAGTTAGAAGTATTAAAATTAGACATACAAGAATTAAAAGAAAAATCTAAGAACCCACTAGCTAATTAATGTATCTTAATGCTAACATACCTCCTATTGAATGCTTTGTTCGTGGTAATTATCTAAGAGATCAAAAAGATTCTCATGATAAATACTTTGAGTGTGTAGTATTTGGCTTTACATCTATACCTAAACAAGTACCATTATTTCATTATATGATGACAGATGGTGGTATATGGTGGAGAGCACCTATATCTGCATTCTGTAAAAAACCTGGTACAAAAGAACTACCTTTAAATGAATTAATGTTATGGGATTCTTTTAGTTATAATGTAAGTGTAACAAAATTTTATCAATTAGATGGGTGCAAAATGATGTATACATCTAGAAGAAAAAAACAAAGAGAAGGTACATATTTATTTACAATAGATTGGTGTGCAGGTGATTATAATGAATTAGATTTTGGTTATGCAGAAAAACCAGATCAGCATAAATGTGGACATGTTATAGAATTAGATGATGGTAATTATGCTATACAGCCTAATAATAGATTAAGAATATTTGATCCATCTATGGCAGCTGATCCAAGTAAACCTCTCATACACAGATTAGTTAATACTAGAATATGGTCTGTGGAAGATACATCTAAATGGATAACTGACGAGAATGAAGAAGGCAGTTATGATTATGATTATAAGGAGATAAAGAATGACAAAGAAAAAGTCGACAGTAAATAAGGCAGGCAACTATACAAAACCTGGTATGAGAAAGAGAATGTTTAACTCTATCATGGCTAGTTCAAAGGGTGGAAAACCTGGACAATGGTCAGCAAGAAAAGCCCAGATGTTAGCTAAAAAATATAAAGCTGCAGGTGGAGGCTATAAGTGATTAT